ATTATCTTTTTCCAGCTTTACGGGCTATAGCTCTACTTTGCTCGCCCATTGTTTTTGGGGTACGTTTTTTCTTTGATACATATCTTTTAGCTTGGGACATTAACTTACCACGAGACATCCTTGACGCCTGTGCAAGTGCTTTTATTCTAGCTATATTATTAGCTTTTATGGCTCTCATTACAGCTTTGGCTAAAGCACTAGTCATCTCTTCCTCTTCTTGGTAACTTTTATCTTACCACGATCTTTTATATTTTGTTGTCTGCGGCTATTATCATTGACTTCTTCTTTTCCAGATTGCCAGGGGCCACCGACATCATTACTTGTTACTATTTTCATATTTACCTTTCCAGTACGGGGGGCCATAAAGACCCCCCTTAAATTACTGAATTATGCGAACTTTAACAAGGTATGAGTTTCTGGTAAAGATATTTCTAGACCTGCTTCGGTCAAGATTTGATCTTTCCGTCCATCAACATTGTTATTTTGTACATTAGTGATAATGTGCGTATCTCTCGATGTGCCATTAGCAGCTAACGGACGATAAGCTACATTCTTTAGATCAACCATAACAGCATAGTCTTCCCACATACCCCTGAATAAAGGCTGTTCGACCAAGTGTAAATCACCGTAAAGAGTATTTACTCGTGTTACATTATGTCCGAATGAACCTTTAACATTCTGGATATCTACGGAATAACCATTTGAACCACCACTAGTTGTAGCAGTGTGTCCAAGTGCCATTGTGTTGCCTAAGAAAGAGCTTCCGCCAAGTTTGTTAAAGTAAGACAAGACTTTGCGTGAAGCAAGGACTAGTTTATTCCCGCTATTACCTGATTCAGGTGAGAAGACATCTTCCATAGCATCAATAAAGTCATCATAAGACGAGGAAGCATAAGTAAAGGTTTTAATCTTACCATAAGCTTCTGTATAGGGTACAATACCCCATGACCGTCTTACAGGCCCTGTTGATGTGGAATCGTCCGAACCTACGCCAAATAACATTGCGTGTTCTAAATCCATCTTGTGTTCCATTAACTTTTCTTGCCATACTCGCTTGTACTCATTAGATACACCACGATAGCGGGTAGCTAATGAAGTTCCACTAAACAAAGAGATTGCCGTCTTAAAAATCTGACAATATCCTTCTCTATCATAGAACTCGTCTTTCCATCCTTCAGGATCAGTTGAACCTTCAGCAAAAGCTGAACCAACGATTTGACCCTTACCATCGGCACGAAAGATTAACTTAGAAGCAGAAGCCTCTGCAATCTCTCCGCTGACTGAACCCGTAGGCTTATAAACAACTTTTATAAAAGTACCATCAATCTCAGCGTAAGTAGAATTACTTACATCTGGGGTTGCGTTAATTTTATAATATGCCTTAGCCGCAGTTTCAGAACCGACGCCTGCGTCAGAACCGTTTGCATCGTATTCACATTCAATCACTACCATTTGTCCTTCTAGAATGAAGTTCGGAAGTGTTGCTGTGGTTACGACCCTGCCATATTTATCATATAGACAATCAACCTGCAAGTTAGTAAGGTTGAAGTTAGCATCACTACCACTATGTGCAGAGGTAGTCATTGCTGTTTTTACTTCAAAATTACGACGTTGCCATTGATGACGCTGCTCTAAGAATTTAAAAACAGGATCATCAGTAGGTTTCTTGGCTACTTTAGACAAATATGAAAAGAATGGAGACTGTTTAGGAGCGAGTTCTGACACTTTTTCCCCGAAATTGTACATTCGTCTGGAATGATCAATCGAGGATGACTGCATACCGCCACCAGCGGTTATACTATATTGTGTTGCCATCTTTAACTCCTATTAGTTTTAACTCCAAGGGTTCTGTTTATTATAGTCAGCTATCATGCTGTCTATAATCTTATCTTCTACAGAGCCCTCATTCTGTCTCGTTTGAGAAGGCATAACTCCCATCGAAGCAGGTATTTGCTGTGCCCTCTTAACCTGTTGAAACTCACCAGAGGGTGAATTCGTAGGTTGCTGAGGGGAGTCATAGCCCCTATCCGATGCATATAATTTCCAAAGGTTGTCAAGACTGATAGAACTCGGATCAGACATAACTCTTACGAAATCTTCGGCAACCTGTGAATCAACCTTATATTGATCCATAATTTGACCTCTTATTCCGTTCAATTGCTCTGCCTGCTTTTGTTCAGCGTCACGACGCTGTATATCATCTTGACGATCCCTGCGTAACTTTCCTCTCTCATCTTCCATCATAGCCATTTGGTACTCGAACTGTAAGTTCTTGTGTTCATCCATTTGGTCACGCCAAACCTGCTCACTTTGAACAAATCTAGCACTTTCAGATGAGGGGTCGGATAACGCCTCGTCCATTGAGAAATTATAAGGTTTCTGCGGCTTCTCGGGTGGAGCTGGAAATTCTGGCTCAGGGGCCGCCTCAGGTTCTTCCTGCTGTTGTTGAACTTGAGGTTGTGCAGCCAATGTATTAAATTGGGTTTGCAACTGATCACGCTCATTACGCAGTTTATCTGCCTGGGACTGCCAGTACTGATACCGTACTTCTTCGTTACCTGGATTAACTTCTACAGAAGGTTCTACCTGAGATTCTGACTCTGTACTAGAGTTCTCAACAATTGCTTGTTCAGTTTCATCTGGGAAGGCTTCTGATACGCTACCCTTCTCTCCACCAAAAATGACATCATCGACCAAAGAGCTCTCCTCTGTCTGTAGATCAACACTGTGAACTTCAGGTGGAGGGGAGGTAGTCAATTGTTCTAGTTCTGCCATAATAGTCTCCTATTTTTTAGACTGCTTCTTCTTAGGGCTTGAAGAAGGTGAGCCTGGTTTAGAGGAAGCTTCCGCTACCTCTTTTTTAACTTGCCCTAAAGCGTCATCTAGGCGTTTCTCGAATAGAGTGCCAGACATTTTCGCCCGATTTTCAGTTCCCTTCAAATTGGACTTCGTTTTTTCGATCTCGGCTTTCATTTTGGCGTGATAAATTTCACGCTCTCTTGTCTGCAAGTCTCCTTGCATACTTTTTATAGTCTCAGTTGCTTGCTCCAATTGGCCTTTCAACTGTTCTATTAAATCTGTTCTTTGTAATACGCCTTCCATATCGAAGACCTCTGTCTTCTTTAATACTTCTTGCTTATCAATAATACCCTTTTCATACGCATCCATATACATTTCAAGTTGAGCCATCCTATTCGTCGGCATCGTTGACCCTGTAACTACAACTACATCGTACTTTCCAACTGTTATGTCATTTAAAACTTTAATCTCGCCTGAATGGTCATCGTACATCCGTTTATTAACGACATACTCGCTCATACTGTTATTAGGCTGAATTAACCTAACAATCTTCTGAGTAGTGTATAATTGCTGCATCATAGGAATAACTATCTGTCCCAACCTGTTTAATCCAGCCTCTATATCGGCAAGTTTACTCTTCATCTTTCGCTGACCAAACTCATCTAGACTTACAGTGGCCTTATATGTATGAGGAGCAACAGCTGAATTACCCATTGTCATCTCATATAAACCCAATTGATGATCAATGTCATTCTTAGCAGTAGTCTCATTGTTATATAGTTCGTTCGGTAGGGGAGTTGGCTGAACTGGTGTTGGCTGCCCTTGATCAAAATCAACCTCGATGGCTACTCCAGGCTGGGCCCATTTCTGCTCGAACTCCCTCATATCTACCGAACCTGATGGTATTAAAATTTTTGTATTAGTACTAGTGGTGGCATGGGCAATAATTAAACTTCTCGTTTTATTGATGTATTCCTGCATACCCTTAACCATACGAACATCTGACATTGGATAGGGGGTACGGGTATGTTGGTTCATAAAGAACACAATAGGATACTTATCAATTGGGAGGATACGAGAATATAAATGTTTATCGCCCATGATCACACATTGCTTAATTCTTTTTGTTGGGACTGTGACCACTTCAATAGCTCCCGATTGGACAAGATCAGCAAATGTTATCTCCTGGACATCAGGCTCTTCTGGTAGCTCTAGGTTACCCTGATCCCTACCTTGCTCTAATTGCTGTTGATATATTTGCTGCAGTTGTTGAATAGCAGCCCGAGCTTCTTCTGGCTCTACAACAGTCTGCCCCTGAATAATCCAGGCAGGTTGTTGTAAATATTCCTCAAAATCATCATCATCCAATAAATCTTCATCGCCAGTCATGCTCTCATAGACCCTATAATAATCTATCATTAAAGAATAATATCTTTCATATCCCCTAATATACTCATCGCTATCACCAAAATTAGCTATCGTCTGAACCTCTGGAGACTCAGGCCAAGTCGTCTCACCATCATCTTCTCTTCCAGTGGAAGGCCTGTCTGTCATAAAATTTTCTGTAGAGGCGTTACCAATAGCCCTCTTGTACATTGGGTATAATGCTTTAGCTTGATCTTTTGTATATAGCCTCGATATAATTACATTTTCTGCATCATCACCATGAGGACTTCTAGAATTAGGGTCTATATAAACATCTAGCGGATCAATATCATGTATACAAACTTCACCCTTCCCCATATCCATCATTGGGTCTATATACACTAACGCACAGCCAAGTCCAGTAACATAATAATCGTCTACAACTCTTCTTAAAACAGTATTCCCCTCTGATATCTGCCATATATATTCTAATAATCCATTTACAGCCTGAGCCACTGAATTATCACTATCTTCTCTTGGGGATACTCTGAATTGAGGTTTATTTGCAGTTATGAGAGCCTTAGCAGCCTCTACTGCTGGATGGATACGATTAACAACAAGGGCTGCTTGTCCTCGTTCTT